CTAGAACAGGACATTTACCAAATCTTGCCCCTATCTCTGCGATCAGGTTTGGAAACACCATCGGAGAGATTTCATTGTTTCGATAGACTGCAACGACTTTGTAGGGGACTTCTGTGATGTCAAAAACCACCAATGCAGAATAATCTTGACCAACGCCACGAGACACATCAACGGTCATCGCATAGTTGTGACCCTTTTCAGGCTCTTCATAAATGTGCAATCCATTTTCATACTTGTGTAGAGGAGTTCTGAAAGCAAGTGACTTCAACTTACTCGATGAAATCAGTGTATTCGCAGAGCCGATGAAGTCACATTCAAATTCGACTTTGAATTGTTCCTCACTGGTGTTTCGAATCGTCTCTTTTTTCCACCGTTCATCTCTGCCAGGCACTTCCGACCAATGCACTTCGATTGGAATGTAAGAGTTTCGATTCTCTTCAGCATCAACCCACATCTTGTAATACTGATTGAGACCCTTGGGGGTCGAAATGATCAGAACCTTCGTTTCCTTACCAGATGAGATGGTTGGATAGACTGAACTGAAGAACTCGTCTGCCACATTCTGAGGCACATACGCAAATTCGTCAAGGAAGATCATGTTGAACGATCCACCACGAACTGCACTAGATGAAGTTGCAGAAGCGAGAACCTTCGATCCATTCTCAAGAACGATGTTACCCTTGTTCCATTCAACGATACCCTGTTGCAACCACTTTGGTAGATACTCGTACGCTAGTTTGAGTCTACCGAGCAACTCTCTCGCCGTCGCTAGTTTGTTGGCAAGGATTGCAACATTGACCGTTGGATTGAATAGAATGAAGTGTAGTAGATAAGCAACCACTGTGGTGGACTTACCAGACTGACGAGGCATCTTTGCGATCACGAATCGATTCTCATGAATCTTATCGATCATGTTTGCCTGATAGTCGTATAGATTGAAGGGAACGAGGCCTTCGTCAACATTGACGATCTGAATATAGTTCTTGATGAAGTAGATCGGATCTTGAGAACACTTGATGTATTCCTCGACCTGCTCCTGTGTGAACTCTTGATTTACGCCTGATGACTTGAGATTCTCATTACCAAGATAAGATGATTTATCGCTTTGTTCCGTCATCCTCTAGTCTCTTGAAATTATTCTTCACTAAATCTTGTAACTGCTTTGTCGAACCCACGAAAATAGAATTGTTCGTGATGTTCGATGCCTTCTGTGATGAAGACTCACCTTCAATGGCGCCCATTTGCTTGTGTAGATCGATTAGATCTTTGTTTGCATCAGTGACACTCTTGATCATTTGTGAGACTACTTCATATGCTCTTGGATTGTCCCCCTCGGAGGCAACTGCAAGAATACCTTCGATTGCACCAGCACCGACATTTACAATATCGATGAGGTTTCGTCGAACTGTGTCGTAGTCCTTATCTAAATCCTGTTGTCTTTTATCATCAGGAACATGTTGAATCTCAGTTGGTTCAATTACCTCAGCCTCCACGATTTCTTTTTGTGGTGGATCGACATTGAGTGCGTCTGAGATTTTTTCAGCCGATGTTTTCTTTGTCATCATAAACTCCTAATATCAATTTGAATGAGTTTGTATCTCATCAAACGCGGTGCTGCCTGAAGAATACCAACTACTATTACCCGCCGTACCCAACAACCAAGCGTTACTAATATTTCCTAATGTGCTAGTATCAATAACGACTCCTGACGGTTCGTCCATTTCAATCAACACTCGAATATTTTCAGCGGCTATACTGCCCGGCCCAGTGGTTGCGGTAGAGTCCTCATGTAAGTGAATCTGGAAATTCAACTTATTCTCGAAAGTGTTTCCACCCTCTTCAAAAGTAGCACCAGAGTTATCAAAATCAAACTGGATGTGCTGAGAGGATTTTGATGTGGTGGTAGTAAGGAAACTGTTGCCTGAACTAGTCATACCACTACCAGTTCCTCCCGTGATCGCTGTGCCGGATACATCCTCTCTGTATCCATTGTTATACATGACAGAGATTCCTAGAGTCGCGGATCCCGCAACTGTCGCATCAAAGTCAGTATACAAATGGAACGTACCTTTACCTGTGATTGGAGTTCCACTTGCTGTTCCGTTTGAAGTAAGATACAAACTAGGGGGCGAACCCATAGTCATACCAATGTCTTTGAACAAATCCGGCAACTCAAAGATATACAAACCAGATCTAGCCTCGTAAGCACTTATCGGCTCGTTGAAGTAGTCTCTATGATGACTGGTGATACCAAAATTACCTGCTGTTTGTCCTGTGATACTAGTTGCTTCTACAACAGACTGGAAAAACTGTCCGGTGAATCCTGCTGAGAAGTCAGTCCCCCCATTTGATACATCAGCGATTGCTTTTGTAATAATACCAGACTCTCTAGGCTTAGTATAAATGTTTGTGCTAGCCGTAAAGGTCAAGGTAAACAAGATGATTCTTGGTTCATCTAGTTCACCCTCTGCTTCAATTGAATCCACCACACCAGTGAGAACAATGGGAACATCGATCTTCTTGTGGATCTCGGTGAAGTTTACAGAGACAGTGAAATCAGGTGTGAAGTTAGGAACAATTTGCTCGATGATCTGAAGACCATCGTCCATGTTGCGAACTCCGATGTTGAGTTCGAATTCAACATTGTATGGAACTTCAGCGTAGTCATATTTTAGATTTGTTGTCGTGCTTGAAGCAGCAAATCTTTTCTGCATCGTGTTTCTCTTACGAGTAGGATCGTAAGTGAGTGTGGTCATCGCAAAACCCATACGAGGCAAAACAGATCCAACATCTTTTTCAATCGACTCGAACTGACGAAGCATCATTCGAAACTTTTCCTTGCCCGTATAGGTCAAGGGAACACGAATCTGCTCTTTGTTTACTCCACCCTCTTTGCGTTGAATGAAAATTTCATTGAAAAGAGAACCGAATGCAACTACGGTTTTTCGAAGACTCTCGTTGTAAAAGGGATTTCCAAACATTATAGATCACCCTCCGAGAATGGATCCAAGTCCGTGAAGTCCAAGAAAGATGCCGCTTCTCTTTCCAGTGTGTCGTTGTCGGAGAAACCACCGATATCGACGATATTGGCAGTGACACCGACACTCGAAATACTTGGTGCGCCCGTGCTGCCAAAGGTAGCATGAACACCACTCGAAGCACCAGTAACACCAATGCTAAGGCTTATAGATCCAGACGAGCCGGCGACAGTTAGTTTATTAGTGTCCGTATCCCAGTTTACGATGGTTGCAGAGTAAGTGGATCCTTGGAGAATCTCTTCTCCTTCGAAGAACGTGGAGTACGACGCGGAGGCGATGGGAGTGCCAGAAATGTTGATGTCGAAATCTGGAGTGAGTGTGAGTTGATCTTGAATCTCATCGATCTCAGTGGTTCCTGTCATGAGTTGCTCATAAGAGTAACGCATCTTCTTGCAGGTGAGTGCCATTGAGTGAATTCTGCCAAGTTGGAAGTTTCCATAGTCACGATTGACCTTTACAATCTCCCAGAGTGCTGCTTCACTTTTGCCCAAGTCTGAGTCCCGTGTATCATCCTCACCATAACGAACGTAAAGAACATCACCCTCTCTTGGTTCAACAAAGTTCAAGTCATCAAAGACTTCTCTAAATCTGTCAACAGAGACAATAAACTCAGATGTCTGATCAATCTCAAGGCCAATTTGTCCAAGGATAACATCACTGCCTTCAAACCCATCGGCATTTTCAATGTACATCTCGATTTTCCTTGATGTGGAAAACTTAGATCGAGTATCTTCACCAAAAATAGTATCGACCGCAACCACATCACGCACCAAATAATCGACATCGATACCGAAGTTTCGAATCATCTCCTTGTGGAGATCCGAAACCAAGTTACGTTCCCGGTTAGGTCTTAGTCGAATATAAGGATTTGTGGCCATTCAATCACCCCGTAAATATGTCAGGTGGTAGTTCATACATGTCAGCCATTTGCTCTTCGATTTTCTCCACCTCTTCATTGCCCTCAGAATACAATTGAGAACCGTTCAGAGAAACACCACCGGGCAACTGAACACTTTCATACTTGGAGAGATTCGCACCCCACTGCTTTTTGAATAGTGCGGTAACGTACTTCTTGAGAAAGCGATCATTGTAAATCTCAGTGTATGTGTCTGGATTCAAAGCAACGTACGCTTCGAGAACGATGAACTGGCCGGTCTGAATATCCTCTCCCCAGTTCATGTCAAGATACAATCTATTTGTAACACGACTGAAACGAATCGCCTTTTCAGGATCGAGGTAGTCTCGAATTAGACTCAAATGGTTTTGAATGATCGTATAGTCGGACATCATGCCTGGTGAGCGAAGACCATAGAGATCATTGAGGGCGATTTGATATGGAACGCTAAAGATGTTGTTTGTACCGGACTCTGAAAACTCAAAGACGCGAGTCACGGACATGATTTGTCTTCCGTTCTCTACTGCGACACCAATAGACGCTGCATTTGCAGCGATAGAGTCAGTGTCGATATACCCATTTGAAACATCGGTGCTGGTTACCTGATGCTTGAAGTAAGTACGCATAACACCATCGAAGTGATACTCCGAGAATGTTTGCAAGGCATCGTCAAGGCGGTCTTCTAGTTGTGAGTCATCGACGTTGATCTCGATGACAGGAAATCCTAGTTGCCGCAGACAATAGTCCTTTAGTTCTTGTCTACTCGTCGGTTGGGCCATCTGGTTCTATCCTCCGCTTCCGCTTGTATGTATACGAGCGAGCGACTTTCCGAATTTTCTTACGTTTATCCGGTCTTCGCTTTTTGTGACTACGGTACTTTTTAGGATCCAGAACAACCCCCTTAGAAGTCGATCATAAGAGTCTTACGAATACTGTCCGCCGTGTCATATTCTCTAAATTTAGTATCCTTCTTTGCCTCTTGAAGAGTAACTAGGTTATTGATTTCAACCAACACTTGATCGAACTGAGAAGCAGTTCCCGTAACACCCGCTGTTGCGTTGCCGCCAGCAGTTCCGGCACGAATAGTAGAGAGAGTAAACCCACCCGATGCTCCCGCAGGGCCCGCAGCATTACCACTCAAACCTCTAACAAATGCTTCTCGAATATAAGCGGGGTGACTTGGATTATCACCAGCAACAGCGTGACTCGCATTGATGATGATCACCTGTTCTCGCATATCTGTCAAAATGCCTCTTAGATCAGAATTGATGCCCGTTGCAACTGTGTCACTCGCGGCAGAATAAGTCCCTCCAGTGAAACCGAATGTGAGTCCAAATGTCGCGCCGTAGTATGCGTCAAAGGATCCTCCAACGATTCCGAGATAACTTGATTTGAACTGCTCGGTAGAAATCAAAGTCTTCTTAGCAGTAATTTGGAATCCGGTACTACCACTGATTTCGCCTTGAATCGTCGCACCAACGGCAATGTTCCCCGCTGTCGGCGAGTGCCAGACCGTTCCACCACCTGCGGCAGCAGAATAACCAGCATCAAACTGTGCGGTTGGGCCGGAGATACCAGCATTATCTCCCAAGTCTTGTGTACTACCAACACCAAACAAGTATAGTTCGAGA